GGTAAAAGGTTTAGTGGTGATGCTAGTACAACTGCATTTACATTAGACATTGCACCTAATTCAGTTTTTGACATAGAAGTTTTTGTGGAAAATGTTAGACAGGACCCAAACTCTGCGTACACCTTAAACGGAACCACGTTAACATTTAGTGCTGCACCTCCTAGTGGTACAAATAATATTTATGTGATTCATCAGGCAAAAGCAGTGGGTACAATTACTGCACCTGTAGGTGGTAGTATTGATATGAATGGTGTTGAATTAATTTTAGACGAAGATGGTGATACATCTATAACTGCTGATACTGATGACCAAATAGATTTTAAAACAGGCGGAACTGATAGAGCAAGAATAGATAGTTCAGGCAGAATTATAAAAGGACACACAGGTTCAATAACTACAGGGAGTAGAGCATCAGCAGTACAGATTACAGGAACAAGTGCTGATACTGCTTCACTATCATTGATGAGATTTAACTCTGGTGGAGGTTCTGCGGATTTAATTTTAGGGCAATCAAGAAATTCTAGTATTGGTGGTAACACCATAGTTCAAAACGCTGACAACATAGGTATGATACAGTTCGTTGCTGATGACGGAACAGACTATGTTTCATCTGTAGCAGAAATAAGATGTGATATTGATGCAGCACCAGGAGCAAATGATACTGCGGGAAGATTAAGATTTGCAACAACTGCTGATGGTTCAAATTCTACTACAGAGCGTATGCGTATTGCTAATAATGGTATGGTAATGATTGGTGATACTACTGGAGATTCAATAGCTAATAATGGTGTAAATATAACTCAGGCTTCTCAAATATTAATAAGTAGAGGTGGAGGTGATTGTGGAACTTTTAATAGAAACACTAATGACGGACAAATTTTAAATTTTGCACAAGCAGGTTCAACAGAAGGAAATATTTCTGTATCTGGCTCAACAGTTTCTTATAATGGTTTTACAGGAACTCACTGGTCAAGATTAACAGATAATTCTAAACCAACAATTTTAAAAGGTACAATTTTAGAATCACTTGATGAAATGTGTGATTGGTATCAAGCAGTTGCAGATGTTGCAGAATCTACAGATGCAGAGGGAAACATAATCCCTGCTCATCAAGTAAAAAAATCTATTGCTTTAGGTAGTAAAAATATAGGAGATAGTATTACATTTACACATAATGGTGTAGAACACACAGGCACAGTAGTAAAAGAAGGAGATGTCAAACATAGCAAATGTAAAATATCTGATAGTTCTGAATCAAAAGCAGTTTATGGTGTATTTCAAGCATGGGATAATGATGATGACACAGTCAATGATATGTATGTGGCACAAACAGGAACATTTGTTGTGAGATTAAATTCTAGTGTGACTACATTAAACAAAGGTGATTTAATTCAATCTAATGGAGACGGCACAGGCAAAGTACAAGCTGATGATATTATCAGAGCATCAACTGTCGCTAAAGTTTTATCTACTACAAAGATAGAAACATATTCAGACGGAAGTTATATTGTGCCTTGTAGCTTACACTGCTAATGGCAACAGCCTCTACATCACTATCCAAGATAAAAGCCAATAGCTTAAATCTTGCAGGTACATTTGGATTTAGTGGCACAGTCACAGGATTAGCTGATGAAACACCTTTAGTATTAATCAGCACATTTACTTCTGATGGTTCTGATGCTGATGCACAATTTACTAGTGGTATAGATTCTACATATAAAGAATATTTATTTGTCATAAATAACATTCATCCTGAAACAGATTTTAAATCTTTTATGTTCAATGCATCAGTTGATGGAGGTAGTAATTATAATGTTTCTAAAACAACAAGTTCTTTTAGAGGAATACAAAACGAAAGTGCTACAACTGCTTTTGGAAATAGAGCTTCTTCCACAGGTGCAGATGAAGATACAGGAGATATGTACATAGCGGATGGAGTAGGTAATGATAATGACCAATCAGTTTCGGGTTTGGTTAGGTTATATAATCCTAGCTCAACTACTTTTGTAAAAATCATATCTACTGAATCTCAGCATTATCAAAAAGATAATTATTCAATGCACATTTTTAATGCAGGGTATTGTAATACTACATCAGCCATTAATGCAGTTAGATTTAGATTTAATGAGGGTGAAATACAAGGCGGAACAATAGATATGTTTGGAGTAGTATAGTGACACTTAGTAAATTAGATGCAAACTCTTTTGACCTAACAGATAATTATGCTTTTACAGGCACAACAACTGGACTAGTATCTACACAAAAATTATTTTTAATTAAGAATATTGATGCAAGTTCTAGTAGCACAGTAGATTTTGTCAATGGTTCTAGTAGTGTGGTTTTAGACAATACTTATAAAACATATTTGTTTAGAATTATAAATGTTCACCCTAGCACTAATAGTGGAGGCTTTGCAGTAAACTTTTCAATAGATACAGGCTCAAACTATAATGTCACTAAAACAACAACAAGTTTTGTAGCACAGCATCAAGAAAGTGGTAGTGGTGGTCAACTAGGGTATCAAACTGGTTATGACTTATCACAGTCTACATCAGACCAAGAAATAACACAAAATATTTATGCAACAGACGATAATTCAGGTTGTGGAAATTTATATTTGTTTAATCCTAGTAGTACAACTTTTGTAAAACATTTTGTATCAGAGACAGGAAGTATGTTTGCAAACGCTAGAGCATGGCATAATTTTGTAGCAGGATATTGCAACACAACATCTGCAATAGACGCTGTTAGATTTAAATTTGATACTGGTAATATAGATTCAGGGAGGATAGCATTATATGGCATTAAGTAAAATACAACCTGCATCTATGGACCTGACTGCTAATTATGCTTTTACAGGAACTAACTCTGTGGCAGGAATAGACTATGCAGAAAAAAAATTATCTACACTGACAGCATCAAGTAGTAGCACGTTAAGTTTTACTAGTAATATAGACAGCACTTACAATATTTATAAGTTTAGGTTTATAGACATACATCCTGAAGATAGTGGAATAGAATTTGATTTTCAAGGAAGTACAGACAATACAAATTTTAACATACAAATGACGACAACTAACTTTCAAGCCAATCATACAGAAGATGGTTCTAGTTCTGCTTTAGGTTATGCAACTGGCAGAGACCAAGGTAACGGAACTAGTTTTAATGCATTAACACATGATATAATAAATGATGCTGATAATTGTGTTGCAGGTGAGTTATTTTTATTTGACCCTAGTAGCACTACCTTTGTAAAACATTTTATCGCTAGAACTACTTCTATGATTGGAGCACAAACTCAACAATGCTTTACATCAGGATATTTTAACACAACATCTGCAATTACTGGTATAAGATTTCAGATGGAAACAGGAAACATAGACTCAGGAACCATAGAAATGTATGGAATTAACTAGAGAAATTGATATAAAGGGAAAGGAGTAAAAAAATGCCAAGATATCACAATATAAATGGAGTAAAAGTCCAGTTCACAGCAGAAGAAGAAACAGCCAGAGATGCTGAAGAAAAAGCATGGGCTGACGCAGCTCCTGCTAGAGCTTTGGAAGAACTTAGATCCAAAAGAAACGCTTTGTTAGCAGAGACAGACTATCTAGCTTTATCAGATAATACTCTTAGTGATGATATGAAAAAGTATCGTCAAGATTTAAGAGACTTACCTGCAGG